GTATGGCAAAGAAAATGTTACCTTGCTATTTGCTGACACGTTGATGGAAGATGAAGACCTTTACAGGTTTAAAGATGAATGTGTAGCTTTTCTTGGCTGTGAATTAGTAACGCTTACAAACGGTAAAACGCCATTTGAAATTTTTAAACAAGAAAAGTTTATGGGTAACAGTAGAGTTGACCCTTGCTCTAAAACACTAAAACGTGAACCACTTAATAAGTGGTTTACTACCAACTATGCTGTTGATGACGCGCAGATGCACTTAGGTATTGATTACTCAGAAAGTCATCGTCTTGATGGCGTTCAAAAACGAATGTCACCTTACATATACCGCTCAACATTAGCTGAAGAAGGGCGGATTATTAACAAAGACTATAGCGAACAATTTGGCATTAGACGTCCAAGACTTTATGACTGGAAGTTAGGCCATAATAACTGCGGTGGGTTTTGTATTAAAGCAGGGCTTGGTCATTACAAAGCGCTTTATGAAGCTAATCCTGAAAGATATAGAGAGTTTGAAAGTAAAGAACAAGAAGTCTACGACGTAATAGGCGCAACATATCCGTTTTTAAAAAAGACGGAAAATAAAGTTTTACGCAGGCTAACTCTTAAACAATATAGAGAAGAATTTTTAATGCAAGGTAAAGTGACAGCCTTAGAAAGTCAAGAATACGGCGGATGTGGTTGTGCAATATGATTCTTTATATCGATTTCGAAACAAGAAGTGAATGTGATTTGCCTAAGCACGGCGTTTACAATTACGCGCAAGATTTGACCACTGACGTGCTGTGTATGTGCTACGCCTTTGATGATGGCAACGTGCAAACATGGACGCCTGATATGCCATTTCCTGACAACGTTCGCAACTTCACGGGTCAGATACGGGCGCATAACGCCGCGTTTGAGCGTTTGATATTCTGGTACGTTCTACAGATAGATTTTAAGTTGGAGCAGTTTTACTGCACCGCTGTGCAAGCACGGGCAAATTGCCTTCCGGGCAGTCTTGAAGATGTTGGCCGTGCTATCTCTAGCGAGATGCGCAAAGACCATCGTGGCAAAATGCTGGTCAAGCAGTGCTGCACTCCTTCTTTTAACACCAAGCTGTTGCCTGAGCTTATCGAGTATTGCCGTCAAGACGTGCGGACTATGCGAGCAGTGTCGCAATCACTGCGTCAGTTGTCAGATAGTGAGCTGCTTGACTATCACGTTAACGAGCGCATTAACGACGCAGGTGTTCTCGTGGACGTTGACTTGTGCCGTGCCGCCATGCGCTACGCCAGTGTTGAGCTTGAGGAAATCCAATCTCGCGTCTTGGAGCTAACTGATGGCGCAATTAAGTCTGTTCGTTCACCGAAGATGCGTGAGTGGGTGCTTGAGCGTGTTGGTTCTGTCGCTCGTGAGCTAATGTGGAATGGTGAGAAGTATTCCATCGACAAAAGCGTTCGCGCTAATTTGCTATTGATGGACGACCCTGAGCAGATACCACCGCACGTTGCGGAAGTTATACAATGCGCTGATGATTTGTGGGCGTCATCGGTGGCTAAGTTTAGTCGTTTGCTTTCTCTTGCTGACTTTGAAGACCATCGTGTGCGTGGCGCGTTTGTGTTCAACGGCGGGTCGGCAACTGGCCGAGCGTCGTCTTACGGTGCGCAGGTGCATAACTTCACGCGTAAATGCGCTAAAGAGCCACAGCGAGTGCGTGATGATATGGTCATAGGGCGTGACATTGTTCCGGTGCATGGCAAGCGTGTGACGGACGTTCTCAAAGGTATGCTTCGCCCTGCGTTGATGCCTGCTGCGGGCAATGTTCTTGTGGTAGCAGATTGGGCAGGAATTGAAGCGCGGGTGACGCCTTGGGCGAGTTTGCAGCATGGCAGTGAGGATGTGCTTGATGTGTTTCGCAGTGGTGAGGACATTTACGTTCGTGCCGCTGCTGGTATCTTTAACCGTCCAATGGATATGATAACGCCTGACCAACGTCAGATTGGTAAGGTGGCTATTTTGTCGTGCGGCTATATGGGTGGCGCGGGTGCGTTTGGTGCGATGGGTAAAGCCTATGGTATCTCTTTACCTGAAGCGGAGGCTAAACGTACCGTTGACGCGTGGCGTCGCAGTAACACTTGGGCGGTGCAGTATTGGGGTGAGCTTGAGCGAGCATATATGTGCGCCATGCGCCATAAGGGGCGTGAGTTTACCGCTGGTCGCGTGACGTATCTGTTTGATGGTGTGAATTTGTGGTACGCCCTGCCGTCGGGTCGAGTGCTGTGTTACCCGTCAGCATATATTGAAGACGGGTCGGTATCTTACGCTAAGGCGGCGTGGAAACCCGCTGCTGATGCAGTCGAATGGCCGCGAGCTAGGCTATGGGCTGGACTCGCTTGTGAGAATATTACGCAGGCGATTGCAAATGATTTACTTCGTGACGCGTTGCGTCGAATCGGGCATACTGTCGTGCTTCATGTGCATGATGAAATTGTGCTAGAAGTGAAAAAAGAAGACGCGGAAAGCGCCGCGCAAGACTTGGAAACGGTGATGTGTAGCGCCCCTGCATGGGCAGAAGGCTTACCTTTAGCCGTTGGTGTTTCAACGTTAGAGAGATACGGAAAATGAATTTTGTTAAATATTTAGAGAGAGTAGCACCGGAAGGCGAAAGTATCCTTTTGGTCAAACAAATTGCTAAAGATAATGGTCAGTTTGCATGGCCTGCTTATCTTCCTTCTCGATACGACGGCAAGGGTGCGTGGTATGGCAATACCGCGTCGTTTATCACGTCACGTTTTAAAGATGGCAAACCGTCTGCGAGTGCGGGCAACTGCGAGTACGTCGCTTTTCTCGTGCTTGACGACATTGGCACCAAGAGTTTGCGTCCTCCTATCGAGCCGACATGGATAATGGAAACCTCACCGCAGAATTATCAATGGGGGTACACGTTTGCTTTAGATGATATGCCCACTAAAGGTGAATTTAGCGCCGCTATTAAAGCAATCGCTGACGCTGGCTATACTGACAGTGGCGCGATTAACCCCGTGCGTAATTTTCGCCTTCCTGCGTCAGTGAATTTGAAACCTGACCGTGCGGCGTTCAAATCTATTCTCGTGGAGTTTCACCCTGAGCGTGAATTTACCCTCGCGCAGATATGTGCCGCGCTTGATGTTCACCCCGCTGACGCTGACACGGCGACAGTGCGCCCGATTGCTATCATTGACACAGGCAACGATGAAGTGCTGGAGTGGTTGTCTTCTCGTGGCGATATTTTAGAGTCTGCTAACGCTGAGGGGTGGGTTGGGGTTGTTTGCCCTAACCATGCTGAACATACAGACGGGCAGTTGATGGGCAGATACCACCCACTTAACCGCGCTTACTGTTGCTTTCATGGGCACTGCGCTTCGTGGGATAGCCGTACTTACCTCGCGTGGGTGGCTGAGATGGGCGGCCCTAAGCACTCACATGGTCTTCGTGAAGAAATACTTGCAGAGGTCATGCACACCGCTATTGGCAAACTCGACCCCACTGATATGTTCAGCACTGACGCGGCGGCTATCATTGCAGAAGTCGAACAGAAGGAAATCGCACGGCTTGAAAAGGCGGAGTGGTATCAACGCTTCGCGTACGTTATGTCAGACGATTCTTACTTTGATTTGCAAAACCGTCGTGAATTCTCACGTCAGACGTTCAACGCCGTGTTTCGTCATGTGTCGTGCAAAAGTATTCACTCTGACCGTAAAATAGAAGCCGCCATGAGCTTTGATGAAAACCGACAGGTGATGGGTGCTAGAGTGCTTGCAGGTATCACCTTTGCCGCTGGTGACTCGGTAATTGCTACGCGTGACGGTGAATTATATGGCAACCGCTGGCGTGACGCTCGTCCAGATTCATCTCGTGGCGGAAATTTGGGTGGCAATATATCCTTGTGGCTTGACCACTGTAAATCGCTTGTTCCTGACGAGCGTGAGCTGGAACACATTTGGGATTACATGGCATTCAAAGTGCAGAATCCACGCGTTAAGATTAACCACGCCATTCTTCACGCAGGTGGTCAAGGTATTGGTAAAGATACGATGTATGCGCCATTCATTTACGCCGTGTGTGGCCCTCATTTGCGCAATTATTCGCTTATGTCTACTGACACCATTCAGTCCGCGTGGGGCTATCATTTAGAAGCAGAGGTTATTGTTATTAATGAGCTTAAAGAAGCCGACAGCGCCGCCCGTAGAATGCTAGCCAACAAACTTAAGCCTGTTATCGCCGCGCCACCTGAGATGCTATCCGTTAACCGTAAAGGCCTTGCGCCTTACAATCTCGTAAATCGTCTTGCTGTGCTTGCGTTCTCTAATGACCGTGTACCGTTGTCACTTGAATCGGGTGACCGTCGTTGGTTTGCCACTTGGAGTACGGCGGAGCGTCTTGCGCCGCAATCAGCTACCGCTATATGGAAATGGTTTAATGACGGCGGTGGTTATGACCTTATTGCCAACTGGCTGTTCTTGCGTGATGTGTCTGCGTTCAACCCTGCTGCGCCTGCGCCTATGACAGACTTCAAGATGTCACTTGTGCAGAATGGTATGTCTGCGGTTGAGTCGTCGCTTCTTGACATGATTACGCTGCGTATGGGTGAGTTTGCATCCGGTGTGATTGCCTCTCCTTTTCAAGCCATTTGTGAGCGGGCGGCGATGTCGTTTGGCAGTAAACAATTTCCACCTGCGGCTTTGTTTCATGCACTTGAAGAAGCTGGGTGGGCTGATATGGGAATGTGCAATTCGCGCTCGTCTAAGACTAAAAAACACGTCTTTTGCGCACCTGAAAACGCGCACATGAGCAAGTCTGCGCTGCGCGATTTAGCAGAGCAAAAACCTGTTGCAAAAGTTGTAGCGATTAAGTAGACTAGTTGCAACAATTCTCTCTAATTGTTAGTTCATGTGTTCCTCAATTATCGGCTCGGATGATTGGGGAATTTTTTAGCTATGAATAAAACGCCTTGAAAGATAGCAGAGTCCTTACTATAACTCTAAGCGCTTAGTGGTTATAGTATAAAGCGCGAAAGCGGGGAAACCTCGGTAAAGCCGACAATTGCAAATCGATGTGTAATTGTTTGGAAGAAGTAACGGGCGTTTTATTGATAGTTAATACGTAGGCTGATACGCGAATTCTGTAAGCAACTGAAGGGGACGCTCGTAAATCAGAAGGCATTTTTAATGCTGCACCAATGTTGCAAGCCGGAGGTCAGTACCGGCAACTATCATTTTTAAGAATTCAGAAAAAATTTTGTCATTTGGTTTCGTGGCGAAATTTTGCAAATCGTTTCGTGGCAAAAATTGAGCGTTCATTAGATTTGAAATCCTAGCCCCTACCAGAATTGAAATCCTGAGCCTTCATATATACGCGTTTCATCACGTTTACGCGTGTGGTTTTACGTCCGCGCCTGGCATTGTATAGGGTGTTTTTATAGCCTTTATTGGCTTGCTGCAAGCTGATTGAATGTTAGGCAATGCTAGGGTATTGCTAAACTATTTATTGCAGTACAACGGGCTTTATACGCCGTTAAACGGAAGGCAATAAAAAAGGCCTGTTAAGGCCTTGCAATTGTTTGACGCAATAAAAAACCCGCTTGTTATCGCGGGTTCTTTTGTTTAGCTTTCCAGTAATATTGCCAAAACGGCGAATTTAACTAGAATCAAAAATAGTATTATCATTTTGTTATCTCATGAATAGAAAACTTATAGTTAGACTTGTTTAGCTTGTATTCTTTAACGTTTGAATATCGCGCCGTTAAACGTAAGCGGCCTTGAACGCGAAATAAATCTTTAAATAGTGCAATGGCATGCTGGTAACTGGTAGCGTCAATTCTATAATTGAATAATTCATCATCATTAAATAAATAAATTTTCATAATCGCATACCCATAACAATACTGGTTTGAAACGTATCACGATTAATTTGGATTAAACTTTCACGAAAACTTAGCATAATATTTTCGTCTTTATAGCATTCTAGCGCGTTGAGTAAGTAACCAACGTCAACGCCCTCACTTGCTTTCGTGCCGCTTGAATGAATGAGTGGTACGCTTGCAAGCGTGTCGCCGTGATGATTAAAATCTAATGTTTTATCGGTAACAGTTAACACCACGCCCTGCAATTTGGGCGGCAAAAACGGCGTGACATCTTTTATCGCTTGAATTAACGCTTTTCTGTTAACGTCAACGTCGCCATTAATTGCCGTATTGAACACTTTTGAGAAATCAGGATAACGATGGTCAATTAACCGCGCTTCGATGGTCCAGTCATCACCCGTAAATTTAGCGTGAGTTTCGGTAACCGTCATTAAGCAAGCTGTTTTAATCTTGCTTAATATTATCAATGCTTCAGTCGGAATTAACGCGCTAAAATCAGGGCCTGTTTCACCGATAGCAGTGTTTAGAATTAATTGATGGCCGTCACTCCCAACAATCTGCAATTTATTATTGTCGCGTTTGAATTGCATGCCTTTTAAATAGTATCTGATTTCGTTTTGCTTACCCGTCATTTTTAACCATTTAGCATTTATAAAGCCAGCCGGGATATGCTGAATACCGATAATTTTATTGTCATCTTTAACGCTTTGAAAAAACTCACGTTCAGATAACTGCAAAGCGTTATTTTTAACAGTTAGATCCGCATCGATATCCGTTAACTTGAACGCTTTAATTTTAGCTAATTCTAAAACCGCGCTTTTGTTGTGATGCTTGTATAATTCAACATTTAAAGATCCAGTGTTAATCTTTACGCAATCACTTTCGAATTTAGCGACGTGATAACCCGCAGCGCGCTCTTTTAATGCCTGTTTTACTACTTCTGCGAAAATTATATTTTTCATTGTTTAGCCCTTTATTTTTATTAGGTGCAAAATTACACCGCATAACGCGCTATATCTAACGCGCTACACGCTGGAATCTTTACGCGGCCCACGCCTTGCAAGCGCGGCGGCTTAGATAGTAAACGGCGCTGCTATCTGATAACCGATACTCATTAAGCATTGCGCGCGCGTCTTTTATAGTGTCAAACGCGTCAACCGTTTCAAGATAGCCCTCACTTTTACGTTGAATGTAAATCATAGCGCACCTTCTACTTTTGACGCGTCAAAGCAAAATGAATACCCGCGCGCATCTGCACTATCACCATATCTCATATTTTCAGGGTTCCATTCAAGTTTGTTTTTAATGATTAGCGCTTTAACTGCTTCAAAATGACACGCCACGCCGCTCAACTCGCAAGGGTATGAAATAGTAACTTCAAAACCTTTGAAGTTACTATGCGGTGCGGTGTATGCTTTTATTCTACTGCCGCGTGAATTTGATGCTGAAATGTACTTTGTATGGATTGCAATCATTGTTATTCTCTCTCTATTGTTAGTTAATGTAGTCAGTTAAAATATTTTTAACTTGCTAAACATTATACAGCATCAAACAGTAATTGCAATACTTTTTGTTACAAAAGGTGATTTTGTAGTCAGTGGTAGGCGATATGTAGTCAGTCTAAGGGGTGATAGACTACCCACGCGCGAAGCCGCACCGCTATTGGCTTGGCGGCAATGTAGTCAGTTGTAGGTAGTATATTTATATAAAGATAAAAATTATATAATATACCATAATAAAAATAAGGTATATAATAATATATATAAAAAGGGTGTAGCTGATGTATTACCTACAACTGACCACAACCGCGCTAAGCCACGCCAGCATTGGGCTAAGGCGTAGTCAATCGGCAATGTTTTGACTGCTTACAGCTGCTTACGGCTGACTACAAAGTAAAAGACTGGTGCTATCGCAACAAGGTGGCAAGGGTGGCAAGGGTGGCAAGGGGGGCAAGGGTAGCATTAGTGTCAATATATTGACGCATACCCTTGATAAACTATAAGAATCAATGACTTACAATAACGTCAAATAATTGACACTTAACCTTGAATCCTCTGCAAACCGCGTATTTCGTGGCCTACAGCATTAGGGGGGGGGTTAAAATAAAAAATAAAGCGCAGGCGGGGAGGACTTGACAAGACGACTGGCCGGCACACCATGTCTAGTAGAAGCATTTTCATATATACCGTCAAATAAATGACGCATAGGGGGGGGGCGTTCATTTCCGAAGGTGATGCAAAAGATTCACAGACAAAAAAGCCGTTTCCATATATATTATAAATAATTTTTAACAAGCTAAGGATTCATGCGACCATGCAATCATTCCCATATTCACCAAGAGAATTAAAAGTTACAGAGGCGCGTCTGAGCGCAATTTACGAAGCGTCTGCGCTAGGGCTAAAAGGGGACAAGCTCGCGCTTGCGGCAGGGCTACTTCCTAGTGAGTACCGACAGTTGTGCCAACTCGACCCAAACGTTGAGCTGATGGCGATGAAGGGGGCTGCTGACGCAGAGGTGCAAATGGCACGGGTGCTAAAAGAAGCCGCGCTAGGGGGCGATACAAAGTCGGCGTTAGCAATTCTTCAAAATGTACACGGGTGGGCAAGTGCTAAGGAGCAGAATAAGGTGGCGTTTGGCATCACTAACGCGGACGGTACAGCGGCAAGTCTTGTTATAGGGTGGGAGTCATGAAGGTTGTCATCCCCTACAAGCCAAGAGATGTGTTTAAGCCTCTTCACGCGAGAAAAGAAAGATGGGCGGTTGTGGTCGCTCACAGAAGGGCGGGCAAGTCGGTAGCGTGTATTAACGAATTGATAAAGTGTGCTTGCACCGACTCTAGTGGGGACGGTAGGTATGCCTACATCTGCCCATACTACTCACAGGCAAAACAAGTAATCTGGGATTATTGTAAGACGTTTACAAAACCCATACCCAACATAAAGGTGAACGAAAGTGAATTACGACTCGATTTTC